CCCATATTGCCCTAAACTGAGTTTCTGAAGCAACCAAGGTGGCAATTGCGTCCGCAGTTCCTTTCGCAGCCCCAGCAGACACCGCATACCTCTCAGCAATCAACCTAGGCAGTAGAGTCGTCTTGGAGCAATTCAGATACACTCCCAAAGAATCCCGTGCACTGATAAACCTTTCATGCCAACTAGGAGCGTCCGCCGCTACAGCCATGGACCACCTCTCGATCCTCTTCACCGGGTCGGGTACAAAGTGTACCGAACGACTGATCGGGTCCACCAGAACGAAGTTTGAAGCAAAGTAAGGTGCGTCCGTCAGATACGTCTTTGCACCCAGGTTGAATACCTCTGCCAAGACCTGCACCGCTTCCTCGCGCCGACCCACGGCCCTAGCACACACTAGAGAGTCGTCTCCCATAAAGAGCGCCCAAACCACTTCGGTGCCTTGATACGCATAAGATACGCTCAGGAGGTTCAGCAACACATTGCCGAAAGGCGTCGTGGCATCACCTGACTTGCGCTGGTACAACACATGTAGTGACAATCCCAAAGAGACGGCTCGCAAACTGCACTCAACGTGCCCCCCCAACCACCTCGCCAACAACTCCTTGTCCATCCCGAGCTCGGAAAAGACGACTCCTCCAAAACGAACACGAATTTCCCTTGAGATTTATCATACTTGGAGAAATCATTCTCCAAGTACTTGAGGCTATTCGCTTCGAAAGGATGACATCCCCGCACAAAGGCCTCCATGTCCTTAGTGTCCTTCAATAAATTGACGTGGATGTTAGGTTTCAGCAGAGACAGAAACCTTCGTACTAGCACCCGGAACAACGCGCTGTAAAAACTGGACAAAGCCTTCTCGTGATAAACAATCACCTGCGGTTCAGTTCTCGTATCCAACGGCTTCTTGGATAGAGTAGGCTTCACGTCCGACTTCAACATAACCAAATAGTCTCCCACATCCATCTCCGCCAGTGATTGGGACTTCTCTTCCAGCTCACGTTTCACCGCCGCTAAGCGCTCCGGCGAACTCTGAGCCGCCCACTCACGAAAACCCTCCTCACTCAACGACACAGTGTCTCTTCTGAACGAAGTAAGCAACGCACGAGCATCCGAAATACACGAGGTTTGCAAGAAATTTTCCCAAACAACGCGCGCAGTCGCAGCATCGTCCTGAGGCAAAGCCAATTGGGGCGCGTTCAAATTTCGCGCCGCAATCGCCGACAACAACTCCTGCAACGTCTGCTGCCTCTTCGGAACGTTCAATGCCCTCAGCCTGCTCCTAAAGTAGGACTTAGCCCTAGGAGCATCCCCAAAGTACCTCGGCAACCGCAAATACGGTGCCGCCAACACTCGATCCTGAGGATCCAATGATATGCTAGCCGTGTCATACTCTAAATTTTGCTCAGCTACACCAGGTAACACCTGCGAGTAGAATTCGTTCAATGTGTATACCGGGTCGGCCACTGGGTTGAAGTGCTCAGCTCGCTCCAAACTCAACACCCGGGCCGCAGACGTGGCCTCCAACATCTTCCTCGCCATGGGTGCCTCATCGACCGGGTTGAGCG